TGCAAATATGCATTTATTCTATAAACAAGATTATCAAAAGTTTATTGATTATAACATTATCGACGTTGAGTTGGTCGATAAACTTGAAGATAAACTTAAACTAATGGAATTACTTATTACCATTGCATATCAGTCTAAAGTAAATTATGACGAAGTATTCTCACCTATTAAGGTGTGGGATTCCATTGCATTTCATGAATTGCGTAGAAGTAAAACTGTAATTCCGCCTCGTAATAATAATACTAAATCGGAAGCTTATGAGGGTGCATATGTAAAAGACCCAACTGTTGGTAAACATGAATGGGTTATGTCATTTGATTTAAACAGTTTGTATCCACACTTAATTATGCAGTATAATATTTCACCAGAAACATTGTATGACAAAGAAAGAGTCAACACATCTGTTGAGAAACTATTGAATCAAGAAACGGATTTATCTAGTTTGCAGCGCAGTAATATGACTGTGTGTCCAAGTGGGGTTCTTTTCAATAAAGATAAACGTGGGTTTCTGCCCAAGTTGATGCAAAGTATGTATGATGATCGTACTACATATAAGAAGTTGATGTTAAAGACCAAACAAGATAAGATTGATGGTAAGGGCGACCCTGTTGAATTGGACAAGAAGATTGCTCAGTTAAACAACAAACAAATGGCCGCAAAGATTTTGTTAAACTCTGCTTATGGTGCTTTGGGAAATCAGTACTTTAGATACTTTGATATCAGACAGGCAGAATCTATCACTTTGTCTGGACAACTTTCAATTCGATGGATCGAAGAGAAAGTAAATATATACATGAATAAAATTTTAAAAAACGATGAGGATAAAAATTATGTCATTGCAAGCGATACGGATTCAATTTACGTTGCTCTTGGTGACTTGGTTGACAAGTTTGTTAAAATCAAGGAAGGTGAGTCAAAATCAGAAGAAACACGAAGGAAAGTTGACTTTCTTGATAAGGTTGCCCAAGAGAAGTTTGAACCATATATCGATAAGTGTTATCAAGATCTTGCTACGTATGTAAATGCATACGACCAGAAGATGCAGATGGCCAGAGAGGTTATTGCCGATAGTGGTATCTGGACTGCAAAGAAAAGATACATTCTCAATGTTTGGGATAACGAAGGTGTTAGATATAAATCACCAGAACTTAAAATCATGGGTTTGGAGGCAGTTCGTTCATCAACACCAGAATCTTGTAGAAATATGATTAAGAAATCACTTGAACTTATTCTGCGTAGTAACAACGATAGTTTGATTGAATTTATTGAACAGTTTAGACAAGATTTCAAAACATATGAAGTTGATGATGTTGCATTTCCTAGAAGTGTAAATGGACTTACTAAATATCATGACCCCGTTCTCACATACAAAAAAGGTACACCAATTCATGTAAAGGGTGTATTATTCTACAACCAACTAGTCAAAAAACATAAACTAGAAATGCAGTATCCGCCTATAAAAGACGGTGAAAAAATTAAGTTTTGTTATCTAAAAGAACCAAACCCATTGCAAAATAATACTATTGCAATTGCGGCCGGTACATTACCCAAAGAATTTGAGTTGGATAAGTTTCTTGATTATGATACACAATTTGAAAAGGCATATCTCGAACCAATTAAAACTATTGCGGAAACAATTGGTTGGGAAATAGAAAAGAAAATAACATTAGACAGTTTTTTTAATTAGGAGAATATGATGAGTCTTATGAATAAAATTAGAAAGAACACTACCTTCAAGGATGGGAGAGTTGATGTTTTATCAGAGTCAAAGTTTCTGAATCAAAAAGACATGACCTCAACAAGTATCCCTGCAGTAAATATTGCATTGTCTGGATCGCCAGATGGTGGATTCACTTCAGGACTTACTATGATTGCCGGGCCAAGTAAACACTTTAAGACTGCATTTGGTCTTTTGATGATGAAATCTTATTTGGATAAAAATCCAGATGGCGTTGCATTGTTTTATGATTCGGAGTTTGGTACGCCGCAGGCATATTTCGATACTTTCCAAATCGATACTAGTAGAGTTATTCATGTGCCTGTTACAAACCTAGAAGAATTAAAATTTGATATTATGTCACAACTATCAGACATTGAAGTTGGCGATAAGTTGTTTATCGTAATAGATTCTGTAGGAAATCTTGCATCGAAGAAAGAAGTTGACGATGCGGAATCTGGTAAGTCTGCAGCAGACATGACACGAGCAAAACAATTCAAGTCTTTGTTTAGAATGGTAACACCACATCTATCAATGAAAGATATCCCTATGGTTGCGATTAACCATACATACGACTCACAGGGTATGTTCCCCACTAAAGTCGTTTCTGGGGGTACTGGCATGTACTACAGTGCAGATACTATATGGATCATTGGTAGACAACAAGAAAAAACTGGTACAGAAATCTCTGGATATAACTTTATCATCAATGTAGAAAAATCTCGATATGTACGAGAAAAATCTAAAATTCCTGTGTCGGTAAGACATGAAGGTGGTATGGATACTTGGAGTGGTCTACTTGATATGGCATTAGATGCTGGGTGTATAAGTCAATCTGGTGCGTGGTATCAATTAGTTGATTTGGAATCTGGAGAAGTACAGGATAAAAAATATCGATCCAAAGAATTTACTGGAAAAGAGTTTTGGACACCTATTTTAGAAAGTAATCATTTTAAGAAATATTTGAAAGAAAGATATGTAGTAGGTAATAGTGCGATTATGGAGGAATAAATGGCACTATTTGCATCGAAGTATGTATATAAGCAAAGACTAGATATTTGTAAAGGGTGCGATCAATTTCAAAAGATGGCACTACTTTGCAAATCGTGTGGTTGTTTTATGCCTGCCAAGGCAAAGATTGCGAATATAAGGTGTCCAGAAGATAAGTGGGTAGAAGTTTATGGTACTGAAGAAAAAGAACCAGAGACAGTAACCCTCTTAAAATCTGTACAAACAGAAACATATCAAGAAAAAACAAGTAGACTTATGAATACTGCAAAAAATCTTAGGATAGAGGCAGATAAATTAGAGAAAGAGGCGAAAGGAATATTATGACCGACACTGTTACTGAACAAACTTTTACCATGATGCAAACCGAAAATGAAGAAGATGGGTATGCAATCAAAATTAATGAAGGCCAATTTCTTAATGTGATTTATACAATTGGTTCTGTAAAGATCCATGAAGAAGGTGATGAGGCAAGATTAGAGTTTGATTTTACTCCAATAAAGGGTAACATTATGTGGCCAGTAGAAAAGTTATATGAAAACGAAAAATTACAAGAACTTGCTGGACAAATCCTAAAATATATGTTAGAAGTATCAGTCAATGATGCACTTAACAATGTAAACACGCAGGCCTAAATGGAAATTACAGAACTTATAATTTTAAAGAATTTGATTCACAATGATGAGTATTGTCGCAAGGCAATGCCTTTCATACAGAATGAGTATTTCGTAGATGAAAAAAACAAGGTTATATTTAATGCAATATATGACCATGTAGACAAATATAATACTGCACCATCTACAACAACTTTGACTGTAACACTAGATGAAATGCAAGTCAGTGATATGGTACATAAAGAGTGTACTGAAACTATTTCTGTTATGAACCAATTAGAAGATGTTAGTTCTGATTGGTTGGTAGATACAACAGAGAAATGGTGCAAAGACCGAGCGTTATATCTTGCTATCATGGAATCAATTCAAATTATTGATGGAAATGACAAGACACAAGATAAAGGTTCATTACCTAAAATTTTATCTGATGCACTTGCAGTTTCTTTTGATAATAATATCGGACACGATTTTATAGAAGATTTTGAATCTAGATTTGAATTCTATCAAAGAGTGGAAGAAAGAATTCCTTTTCATTTGGATATGTTGAACAAAATCACCAAAGGTGGTTTGGTTAACAAATCTCTTAATATTGCACTTGCTGGTACTGGTGTCGGTAAATCTTTGTTTATGTGTGATGTCGCAGCAAACCATTTGATGATGGGTAAGAATGTTTTGTATATTACTTTGGAGATGTCCGAAGAAAAAATTGCAGAACGTATTGATGCAAACCTTTTAAATGTACCTATATCTCAAGTTGAGAGTATGCCGAAAGACTTGTTTGAAAAAAAGATTGAAAAATTAAGACAAAAAACAACTGGAAAACTTATTGTAAAAGAGTATCCATCTGCTTCTGCAAATGCAAATCATTTCAGACATTTAATACAAGAACTTGCACTCAAAAAGAATTTTGTGCCAGATATTATATACATTGATTATCTCAACATATGTACGTCATCTCGCATTAAACAGGGTGGTAGTGTTAATTCATACACATATATTAAATCTATTGCAGAAGAAATACGTGGACTTGCAGTAGAGAATAATTTGCCTATCGTTAGTGCAACACAAACTACACGTAGTGGATATACCAACTCTGATGTTGGACTAGAAGATACGTCAGAGTCATTCGGTTTGCCTGCAACTGCAGATTTGATGTTTGCTTTAATTAGTACAGAAGAATTACAGGAATTAGATCAGATACTTGTAAAACAGTTGAAAAATCGATATAATGATCCAAATGTAAATAAAAGATTTGTAGTTGGTATCGATAGACCTAAAATGAGACTATACGATGCAGAAGATGCAGCCCAAGATGAATTGATTACAGAACAACAAGATAGTACATTTAAATCAAACTTTGGACAAAGAAAGAAATTAGGAAGTGTAGAGATAAAAATATGAGTGAAGAATTTACAGAAGAACAGACAGTTTTAGAAACTGAAGATACATTCGAAATGGTACAACCAAGTGGTGCAAAGTCATTTATTTGTATGTATGATAATGCATTAGAAGATGATATGTGCGACAAGTTGGTTGAACTTTTTGATAAATCAGAAGAATATCATAAAGTAACAGAAACTGAAGGGTTTCGTAAGTTTACTGAATTAAATATATTCAATAGTGAACTTTTGGAAAAAGAACCAGAGTTTAATAGACTCGGATTTAGAATGTTGGAAAAGGTGCAAGAATATACCGAATCATATCGTAGATTTTGGAATATTGAACATTTTCCAACCCAGGCATCTAATGAAGAAATTAGAATGAAAAAGTACACTGCAAATGCGGAGACAGAAGAACATTTTGGTTATCATTCTGATGTTGGAGATTATGCCTCCGCAAAGAGATTTTTGGTAGTTATGTTTTACCTTAATGACGTTGAAGAAGGTGGCCAGACTATTTTTCCAGAATATCAACTTGCCGCAAAACCAACAAAGGGTAGTCTTATGGTGTTTCCACCATTCTGGACTCATCCTCATCTTGCAGAAGCACCTAAAAGTAACGACAAATATATCATTAGTACGTATTTGCACTATCTATAGTATACTTTTTTACTTGACAATCCTTGCCTAATAGTTTTTAATAAATATGAACTAACAGAGCAAGGATTGATTCTAATGGCATATAATCTAAGATTAAATGACGCAAAAGACACTAAACTAGTTCCCGCAACACGCCCTAGGCGAAAAGATATAGTTGGAATACAACAGTATATCAACGAAACATATAGAAGTCCAATTATCTTAGATCCTAAAGGTAATTATACTACTATTAAAATTCCTAGAAGTGTTTCTAAGAATATCACTATCCCAAATCTCAAACGTGCATTAACAAAAGCTGGTTGTAACATCAGTCAATTAAATATTACATTTGGTGATGGTTCTGGTAAAACCAAAGGTGGCATGGATGCATCTGAAACCAAGTTTCAAGAAAATGCCACACTAGAGTTTTGCAAACAAATGATTGAAAAAAATAAAAAACCTACATTTAATACAATTAAAAATATCTACAAAAAAGTGGATGATGATTGGATGGAAAGTTTTGAGGCAACCGCTCAGGCATTAAAAGACTATGTGAAACGAGGTGGATATGAATATAGTAGAGATACAGGAGTCATGCCAGTAATTGAAAAACTCGCATCACAATATTGTGGAGTTACTAAAAAAGATGCTTGGAACCCAATGGATATTGTTATTATTCGTAGTTCTAAGAAATTTAAAATTATGAAGGAGTTGAATGAAGTGAGAAAATTTAATGATAAAGATGCCGCACTAGATTACTTAAATTCTAAAATGAGATATTATGCCCATGATAAAGATTTGTTGGGAATCTCTTTAAAGAAAGTAAACCCTAAGAAAAGAATTA